CAATGTTAAAGAAATTCAAAACATACCCAGCCCAGGAGCCCATTAAGGGACCCAGAACCATTAGATCTCCAACCATTGCTAGGAGGAGTTTTGGATGCTGTTATTGAACCAGGACCGCAATTGCTTTGCGAGCGGTCGTGTGCTATTTGCGCAATGGCCCTGTTAAGTGTGGATCAAAATCTCATCCATAAAAAGATTTTAAAATGGATGTTCCAGTGGACTGTCACAAGGTATTACTTGGGATCGCTGTCGGCGTACCAGATGGCCTGTTGAGGGGCACCCAGTAAACCACCAAACGAAAAGTCGTCACCGACGGACCTATAGACATCAAACTGGCAATCTTTCAAAGAATTGCCGCCGGTGACTTCAGTACCCATGACGGTAACGGTTGGTATAGGGAAAAATATCGAACGCGCGCTGGTAGCGTCGTTGATACCATAATTTGTTGGGCACATGTGCCCAGAGGATTGGAAAGGTACTTCGAACTCGATAACACCCTCCAAACTCGGGTACACTGCCATGCTGTATTCTGTGAATCCCGGGGAATACGCAAAGTTGGTCTTCAAATTTTCAGTGGACACCATGGGATCGTCAGCAAGAACCTGGAGTGGTCCCGTGCCTAAATTGGTGTTGACAGATGCATTTACACCCATGGTTGGTGACCATGTTTCTGCCATAGGTGCTGCTAAAACATTAACATATATTCTAACGGGATAATTATAATTATATGAAGGGCCTTGCTTAGCCAAAACAAGTTTATATCGGACAGAACCTCTGAAAAAGGAAAACATGGAATAAAGATTTGAATAAAGATCTGGAACCTGCGAATTATTGTTATTGTACCACACATAAGAATTTTCAAATTGCGGGACCATCTTCCCTGCGGCAGTAGCAGTGAAAGCGCCGCACTGGGGGGACACTGGTGCCCAAGGGAAAATCACGAACCCTGAACCAGTAGAACCGGGCGACTCCGATGTTGCGAGTGCTTTCGTGATAGTTACTTTCCCCAAATAAGATGATCGTTTCAACAACTGCCTGAAGGATGTAATAACCTCCCCCACACAGGTCGAATACGGCAACAAAGGCAAATCACTTGGTGTATTTTGCACATCGCTAGACTCCTCGGTCTTGATGAGGCGAGCCCTACCAATCTGCGCAACATCGGGGATATTGCACGGCATGATGGGGGATCGAATGGGTGATGCGAATTGCGCATGTTTCATACTAGCATATACTAATACCTCAACTGATGAAGATACATTCGCAGGGCTAACAAGGGGGTTAATAACAGATATTTGTACACAACCAGTGGCGACGTTTCTGGCGTCACCACTAGCAACGGATGTTTTAATGTCATAGTATGTTTGCATCCACGGGCGGGTGGACACGAAAGGCACCTCAAAAGTGAAATCAGTGCCTGTGGACAAGTCAATTTCCTCAGTGTATGCGTAAGCAGGCATGTCAGAAATTTTATTGTTGTCGTCGTAAATGTACGGACGAAATGAAATACGTAATCGCCCCGAATGAAATTGCGTTTTTATAACTTGGATGCGGTAGACCATAGTTCCTCTCCACAAAGAAAAGAAACTCGCCACCTTTGCACACAAGGGCATACTGAGGGTCCTGGCGTAAGCGTTGGGTGAAGCTTCCGCCGGCGTCATTGTATACATTGGAGACACTGGTAACAGGAAAAGACTCTTGTCGGCGGTATCTGTGGACACCCAATTGAACGACGATGCGTAACATGGCCTAGATGCTATATAATCCAGGCGCATCTCATCTGAGTCCGTTCCAGCCCACCCTGACGGAGTGATTAGCGCATTGGTGGCGGAGACGGATAACTTGTGCGAAGTGTCCGCCCCGTCGCTATTCATAAAATATTGGGCGGGAGCGTTCTTGACACGGGTAACGGGGGCCTCTACACTAGGTTTGGAAAATCCCAACATCTTTAGGACTGACTCGCTGGCGTCGGATATCATCCTTGTTGGGGATGACAACCAACCCAGGCCGACCCACGGCAACGAGTCGGCAATGGCATTGCCCAAGCTCCCAACTGTGGATGAAATAGATTTCCTGGTCTCCATCTTCGCTACTTCATTACCTATTTGGGCGTAATTCGAGGTCAATGGTGCATCGGTCGGGTATCTCAACTCAACGTCCTCGAACTTTGCCCATATAGTATAATGGGCGGTGGTAGAACTTTGTGATGCGAGAGAAGACAAGACCGAAATTACAACATTACCAAAGGATCCTTGTCCTGTGGCGAGATTAAAATACAAATACGGGGATACATAAGGGGTCACAAATTCCATGGACGTGGTGTTAGCTAGATTCATAATTACATGGGGACAACCTGAAGCCGCCACCGGATCAGCTTTTGAAGACGTAGCGTACCATTGGGTGTGCGAGTTCATATATTCGGAATAAGGGACATAATGCAACATGAGAGCTCCGGCTTGGAACGGTTGAGAATTGACTTCTATCCGAACGCGGACCTTCGCTTTAAAACCAGTAAAACCATCTATCTTATTTATATTTTGTACAACCATGTATTGACCAGTATTAAACAAATTTTTGGGAAAAACAAGATTAGATAGGACATCGCCACGCACGGATGTGCTAGACCACGTTCCTTGTTGTATAATTACATATCTACTCAAGAAATCAGAGATTGAGTGATCACTCTTCTCTCCAATGCAATCGTATAGGGAGGATGGCAAATCCCCTTCGCATGCGGTAAAGCGTTCGGAAACTCTTGTACCATCATCACGAAGGGTTATAGTATCATTTGAATCAGGGGTCGTAACAGATAAAATATCAGGATTGGCATTAAAATTTTGTTCAGTAAGTAAGTTTCTTATGTGCACGGCTACTTAACCAATGCACAGCAATGATGTTTCCTTGGACAATAAAGGGCTGCTTTCCGTGGTCCTAGGATATAAAGATAAAAATCTACACGGCTTTCTACAATAGCAATACTCAACGTTTTATTTACATCATAATTTTGCATACATCGAGCAAGATCACATCGTAGAGGGGATTTTGTGTCCAGAGACGAACGGGTGGTGGTAATAATACAGTCCCTCATCTCTGAACCCTGTGACACCGGCCTGATGGGCGGCCTTCACAATTTTTGGGACTAATTCATCATACACAGCTTTGCCGTGCATAGCAACTTCTTTGATGACCTCGGAAACCACTTCGCTTTCCTCAGGATTAGAATCAAAGCTCCTCTGTTTAGTCCAATTCAACATCTCTAAGCGAGTCGCCAAATCTGCGGGACACAAATACACAGTGGTCTGTCCAAACACGCCATCAACCTGCTTGAAGCCCCTCTTGAGGAATGATATATCTTCAATGGTTTTGTTGTTGACGATGTTGGCGCTCTTGTCAGCAGCGGTGTAAACCATGCCAAACGTCTTCATCACTTTGACTAAAGTCTCCATGTTGAACCATTTGAGCACTTTGGGGCTGATGGACAACACGTTGTCATCCCCATATGCCACCAGTCGCACATTCTCGTTGTACGATCTCATGGAACATTCCTCGGGGCAATGGATTGCGGCGAGCATCAAGTAGGCACAACGAAACACCAAGTTCACAAAAAGGGAATTGACTTCAGCTGTGGCTACGAAGCCAGATGGCAAGCTGTGCGTGCACTGGTATACAGTTCCTCTGCAAACGCGTATGGCGTAAACCACTTGATACCATAGGTTGTATCTTATCGTGTGGAACTCATCGTCATACATGGAGTCCAATATCCAAAATATTTTCCACATGAATTGATCCATTAGTGTTCCGTCAAAATTCTCGAAATCACCGTCAATCAAGCGTTTGGAGTTGGCCAACAACCATCTGGCGAGGTGGTCCCATTCTCTATCCCACACATTTATGCCCACTGCGACACCATTGAAAATCCTATTGTGTCGTATGAAGGCGAGCGCAGCCATGAAATACATTCTGAAAAGGATGTTGAAGTGCATGGGGCCGTTTGAAATGACTCTGGTCTTGCCAGCGTCCACTTTCTCGTTTGGTCGCCTCTCGTCTTTTAGCGTGTCTACCCACAAAACATCTAAGGGTTTGCTCTCTTCAGCGTCTTTTTCCATTTTCATCGTGTCTGCCTTGAGTTGTAGGGCTTCCTCAGTCGTGAATTCCCACTCCTCCCTTCCCATCCAATTGGTCTTTCCTTTTTGGCTCCTATTCTTCTTTTGAGTCATGTACGGGTAACCGGGAGAGGTAGTCCTGTTTATCGGTTGGAACAAATCGTCGCCCGGGATGCCTTTGATGGCGTCCTCGTACTCGATTTTGCGGATGGTGGGGGCCCCTTCTTTGAATGCGGTCTTGCACGTGTTGAGGACGTCTCGGGCAGCAGCATCGAGGATATGCGTTTCTACATACCCGCAAGTGCGCCCCGCTTTCTTCGCCCCTTCTACCAATGGATCCCACAAAACCTCCTGTCCATCTTTAATCATGGTGGTAGGTTTGAGCATGGCGGGTTTGGTGGTGGGTTCTGATAACATCCCGTGCATTCGAGAGGGGACAATAGTCGTGCGCGATGATTGTGGTAAATATTCTGGCAATCTGCCCAAGTGGATAACACCAGTATCCAAGGGAGTGCCTTCACCATCAACGACATTATTCATGCCTCGCGCGCACTGTGCTGTTGCTGGAAACATGGCGATAGCCTCCAACAGTTCTTCTTTCAGCACGATCTGGGCAAAATTGAATCCAGCCTTAGATCCACTGACGTGGATCCCCAACACTCTGCCCGCCAAGGAATCGGTGTTGGCGCTCAATATTTTGCCGCAATCGCCTGCCTTGGTGGGTATCGTATAGGCAGCAACGGAACAAGCTGTTACCGGTATGTTGCCTGCTGGCATCTCCAAGGAATAGTCATGTACTTTGTCCATCAACAGGTCTGCTTGACCCGATATGGACGTGCTCACGATCGCACCGCTCTCGTAATCCATGCCAGATAGAGTGACATATATCTTTCTGTCGTACAGTTTGCCTATGTCATCTTTTGAAACAAAGTGAGAAACGATATTTTTCCCGCGAATGAAGTTGGGGATGCTGAATAAGACTGCATCATTTGCAGCACCGTCGCCGTCCAGTCCAATAACGTATCCGAAAAATTCGTTGTATGGCTTACGGATCTCGACTTTGTTGCTATCACAGTGCAACATCTTCATCTCCACTGGGGGTTTGTTCTCAAAATAAGTGTAGAAATGTCCTGGCATCAAAAAGATTTGTCCGACTATGTTGGTGATCGTGCCAAATGTGTGTGTCGAACCGTCGGCATACACTCCCAGTAGCAAGTACTGTTGGCGCCTAATTTTCGATATGACATCCAACTGGCCCAAACTTTGACCCATCTCGGCTCTGATGACGCGAGGCCTCGCTTTCGCAACGTTCTTCGCATGGGCGCGGAGTCTAGGTTGAAGATTTCGCGTGTCGCTCTCAGCAACAGCGGGCTCGGCCAACACAGTCGGATCCTTGGTCAATGTTTTCTTAATGTACATACCTAGGAAACCGAGTAGCATTCCAGCACCCACAACCATGGCGGCTTTTCCCATGTCTGACCTCACAAACGTTTCGATCTTCTCAGTGATAGTCCTAAAAAACCCGCGCAAATGCCCTACAAAGTCGGTAATCTTAGTAGGTAGTTGCCTCATTTTAGCGGCGCACACCTCCTTGCAAAACTGCATCTTTCTAACCACGCGCCTCCCAAAGGATGTCTCACTCTGGTAAAATGCGATAGTCAACAGGTGAAACATGTCGTCGGGTATCATCGTGGGTTCGAAGGCCATTAGTGGGGCCTTGTATGGATCCCCATTGAATTCGAGCCTCTCTTGGGCGCTGTATGTGCGGTACATAGTCGTAGCTAGACCATCGGGGTCGCGCACGTCTTTGTACTCCATCATCCAGTCAAGAAATTGGCCAACTGTTTGTTGTGTCTCGCCTTCGGGAAGCAACATCTCTGCGATCTCGGCGGTGGCATGCTCGGGGGTGTACTGTCCACGCCCGATCTGGGCAACCTGTTTCTTCTCGATGATGTAGTTATCAAGAAAAGTGTCCAGGGCTGCGCCACCCCCAGCTCTCGCTTCAAGGTCTCGTTTCAAGATGGCGATAAACTCTTCCCATCCACAAGCGACACCATTTGCCATCTCGCGGGGGTTCCTTCTTCGCGCATCGAATCTGATGAAGTCGTATATATATGGGTTTATTTCCCATTGGTCTCCATTCTCTAATCGAGGGGAGTCTCGTCTAACTGCTTCCATATTGAGGGTCTTGTACTGTCTACCGTTCCTGTCTCGCTTCATGATGGCATACTCATCCTTGAGCACGACATTCCATGATTGAGCGTTCAGTCTATTCCACACGGCGTCTGGGTATGTCAATGACTCTATGTTCATCTGGGCGGCATTAGTACTCATCATCAATACCCCAGATGTGAACATCGTGGAGCTTTTGTCTGCGATATCCGCCATGTGAAGAGGGTATGGGAAAGGCCCTACAGACCTGATAATTTCAAAAAACTCCAGGTTCGGTGATGCGACTGTGTCCTTCATTTGCCCGAAGTCATCCATAATGACTACGAATTGATTTTGATATCCATCCCAATACTCCTGTTCTACACAACGCTGGTAAATCTGATCTTTACAATCTTCCAAGCCAGCACTTAAGCATAGTTCGGTGGCGATGAGAGACTGCAGCCTTGATTTGCCGATCTGTGATTCACCAACAAGCCAAATGGGAAGGGGGACATTGCGGATGGCCTTAAACTCTGGGTATTTCCCTTCAACATGGGATTTTATCTTTGCCGCTTGTACCATCATTCTTTGCATAGCTGCCTTGTACTCTGGTGTTAAGGCTGAGTTGTATTTCAACATGAGGCTGTGTCCCTCCATGTACAATCGAGCTATTTGCATCCTTTTTGTCTTTACTTTGCATGCGGTGTTCAAATTGCTTGGTATAGTGTAAGCTTCCACTTGCACCATCCATGCTGTGATTTCTGGTATGGCATCGTTTACGATATCTGGGTCGTGGCCTAGCACGGTCACTTGAAAATATGACCAAGCTTTAGTCATTGTCTCATTGAAATACTTGTATATCTCTCCCAACGACGAGCATGTCCTGGGGAACATGGATACTTTACGCATCCACGCTTCCGGTGTGTTGTCCTTGCCTGGCACCTTATTCAAGAGGAACACCACGCAAGCTGAAAAGAAGAAAGCCACGGATCGTGGTAGGACTTTTGATAGAGTCTCCATAAGTTGGGGTTCCGTCTCGGGAACCTCGCCAATCTGCGCCTTTGATCCTTTCATCCAAGTGTCCAAGTGCGATAACAACATACTGACACCATGCACTCCAGCCAATACAATTCCAGCTATAATGGATACTGTCTGATACGCAATCAGGCCCATCTGAAACAGTACATAAATGCCGACTAGCGTCATCATGGTGCGCAGAATGTTCCTCACAGAAATGGGAGCTGCGCCACAATTCATGTCTAAGATCTCATTAATCTTTGTAGAAAGGGTGGCCGATATTTGCTCGGCGTCGGGTATCGAATCCAACCTTGCATTCAAGTTATTGACCAAGCGCGATGTTTGCTGCGAGGAGAACATGTCGAATAACCCCATTTGGGCCTTGCATCCTTCAACGTGGTCTCTCAAATCGATAAATGCAGTGATGATCTCCCTAAGGCTGATCATGGTAACGGCTCCGGATAAGAAACCCCACTGATATCCAGCGGCAAATCTCTTGACCATGCATTGGCACGGGTTTTTATTACATGTCGCACATGGGTATTGCGGGTCTTTTTCGGTAAGCTCACACTCGACATTGGCAACGTCGAGCGCGGAAATGGGAGTAGGTCCAATCTGGGCGTAGAACTCGTCGGCATCTTGGTGTTGGATGTATTTGATATGGTTCGTGACCGACTCCCTCATCATCTTGCACCAAGCTTTCTGCTCGGCTCTCAACCTCTTTCTCTCGGCTTTGCTAAGTTGCACAGGTGCGCTAGAGCGATTGTAGCGCGCATCTGTGGGCCTAGGGCCGGGATTGGGTTCAATTCCCTCTTGTGTTAAATCCTTGGGAAAATCTGGTTCGGTAGGGGGTTCGGGCGTGGGCAATTTGAAGTCGAAGAAATCGTCGTCACTGTCGTCGTCACTCAAAACATCCAGTCTGAGCCATCCTTTCTCATGAGCCTCTTTCCATACTGATGCAGTGACCGTAACATATTCCATACACCTTTCCATGACCTCTGTTGACAACTGCGGGTCGTCTATATCGGATAGGATCCCCATGCATTGGTGTTTGAGCGCGTAGAAGTTGGAAACAAGTTGACTAGTATAGTCATCATCGGGATACGCAAAATCCAATTGGTGTTTTATTTCGATTTCCAACATTTTGGTGTAGGCTTCCTTAAAGTTTGCTCGCCTGTTAAAATCGATCGGGTCTATTCCTACATCAGGAGATACGTCGAGAGTGGCTTCAGTGAGTGAAATGGGATTGCGAAGGATAGAAGCGAGGCTAGCGAAATCGTTATTATTATTAGTTGTAGCCATGATTGTATTTATCGTTTTTCCAAAGGGAGGGTAAGTACAGGACCCAGCACAGGAGACATTGAAGATTGGTTTCCACATGGTAGTCTAATCATGTTGTGCTATTCCTCACGTCGCTATGAGAGGTGAGCGACACACTAATTGGGTTTCGACTTATCTGGTCCCACATCGTCCCGCGCATGAGCAGTTTCCACACAACCAAGGGCGTTCGTCACCGAACGAGCCTCGCGGTTTCCCCCAAGATTGCTGAAGGTGGGCTTACAAAATTGCAGTAAGATAGGTACTAAGATAAAATACTAACCAAAAAGGGAAGACAAGGTACAGAATATGAGATAGATTTAAATTTTGTATTTTGTTTTTTAAAATTTTAGCGTATATATAAATGTCAAAAGAATTAATGGAAATTTAAAAAAAGGGGAACACTACAACGAACGGTGGGGTTTAATCACAATCCGCGGTGTGATGGTACTATAAATTAGACAATAGCGACAAGGTCATTGGCGCCACGGGCTAAAATCTTCGTGAGTAAAACAGTGGGGTGTTAGGCCCATCTGCCTCGCAAACGGTTCGTCCGTATCGTGGATAAAGCGTTAAAATAAGA